CAATACTAGATCCTACTATAAAAGTTTTAGAAATAAAACAACCTGAAACTGATACAGACTTAGAAAGAAATGAAAATAGTTTACAACCTACTTGGGAAAAAACTAAAACAAGTTCTAAGTTGGGCGGCTGGGCTCCTTTTATAACATTGAAAAAATCAGTTATATCACCTTTAAATATTTCTACATTTTCATTGAATATGTTTGGTCAAATTCCAGAAATCATTTTTGCATTTAATGATGAACGTGGACATTTTGATACAGAAATTCCCATGGATGGTGACCAAATTTCATTATATTTAAAGCCACCTGATGTTGAAAATCAAAGGCCGATAAGAATAGATTTTGATTTGATTGGGATAGAGCCTATAATAAACGATGATTATAAAAGTTATGTAATAAGAGGTATAATGAAAATTCCTGGCTTTTTTAATGATGTTTGTAAATCATTTCCTAAAGCTACTTCATTTGAACATTTACAAGATATTTGTAGTGAAATTGGATTAGGATTTGCATCAAATGAAACTTCAACAGACGACTCTATGACAAGGATTTGCCCTTTTAATAGTTATAATGAATTTATTAATGATATTTTAAAAAACACATTCAAAGATGATAATTCATTTTTTACATGGTATATTGATCCATTTTATTATCTTTGTTTGGTAAACATAAACAAACAATTAGCATCAGAAGTTGAACCAGAAGATATTAATATAAGTAATTCTTATCCTACAGATGCCCAATTTTTAGAAAAAGACCAAGAAACTGTAGTAAAAGGTAAATTAATTTTGTCTAATCATCCTGATAAAAAAGGAACTAATGTGTTTATAAATAATTACGCGCCATCGGGTAATCAAGGAATTTGGCTAACAGATGGTTATATTAGAAAAACTAAATACTATGATATTGATACAAAAGGATACGAACATGAATACATTACTAATACAATAGAAGCAAATATAACACCTGGTAGTGAAAAAAGTTTTGTACTCCAAAAAGGTGGCACTAGCGGATTTTACAAAACTCAAGAAAAATATAATTGGGCTGGAAAACAAGAACCTAATTCCGTTGGCGGTAATGTACATGACAATTTCATTTATTCGGAAGTTTTAAATTTACAAAATTCCATCGAATTGAGTAAACTTAATATGATAGTAGAGATAGAAGGTTCTAATTTTTACATTTATAAATATATGATGATTCCTGTTGAAATTTATCACAACAAACAAGATGATGGTATTTTCAAAAAGGAAAAATTTGACATTAGAGATAAATCATTAGGACAATCAGATAATATAAAAACTAACACTGCTGATGTCGAAAAAGGACACGAACAAGATGCTAATTTTCACGATAGATTACCTTACTTAAATAAATATTTATCAGGTTATTATTTGGTAACAGGAATCAAATATATTTATTCAAAAGACTCGCAAGTTAAAATGCTGGTAAATTTAACTAGACGTGAACACAATATCCCAGCAGAAAATAACGACTTTGTATAATGAGCTCACAAGACATAGATCCAGGAATGCATAGATTTAGAAAAACAAATTTATTCTATTCTACAGACCCTTATATGCTTTACCAAGATCCTACTATTTTGGGATTTAAATTATTATTTGATAATCATTCAGATGGATTGTTGTGTTTAGATCCTACCAATAAAAATTCTGCATTAAATTATTTGATTAGAATTGGGCAAACAGATAGAGCTAAAATTTTGTACAAATTTATCAATCACCTTAAATTACTTAACAATAATACTCCTTGGTTTTTTCAAGAAATTAAAGGATTAGACGAAGCTTGGAAAAGAGGATTTAATTCAGGAAATGATTTTACTTCACTTTTACCTAATGATAGAAAAATAGAAATAGAATGTTTAGAATCCGTCGATTTAAGAGTAACAGCTTTAATGGATATGTACAGAAAAGCTTGTTTTGATTGGAATTACCGTAGAGAAATAGTTCCTTGGAATTTAAGATTGTTTAGTGTTAAAATTTACGTATATGAGTTAAGGACTATAAATAGACTTGGAACACCAACAAAAGGACAATTTATAAACATTAATTCTAATAAAAAACAACAAAACGAAAATAACTTATTACTAGGTTCTGACCCTATACACAACAAAACAGCTATCCATGATAATGATGTGATAATGAATAATCAAGGAACTGATATTGAGGCTAAAGCTAATGTTATAACGGGTATTAAAAATTTATTAACCGGAAACAGTGATAACATTGGATCAGAATCATCTAATACAATTAATCCAAATATGAGTGGTTTTATGTTTGATATGGAAATGTGTGAATTTTCACCAGATGATTCATCAACTATATTAGCTGCTATAGATAACAAAGGCAGTTCTGACTATGCTAAACAATCTATTGTTTTTACATATAGAAACATACAAGAAGAAAATAATAATAATATTTACGGCAACGATATAGAACTTAAAGATTTTTTAATTAATACTTTAAATGCTGCATCATTTGATGTGACAAAAGAAGTTAAAAGTAATCCTGCATCATCATTTGGTGTAAATAGTCCTTTTAATCCTGCATTTGGAATTATAGCTCCATTAGCTGATTTGGGAGTCGGTCTTTTAACTAAAGCAGTTAATAATGCAGTTGGTAGATTAGTACTTGGTAATGTATATGGACTAGAACCAGGTGATTTAATTAATTCTGCCGGAAATATAATAAGCGGAAATCCAGCCGATGTATTAAGTGGAATTTCGGACATAACCAATCAAGTAGGTCGTACTATAAATCCAAACCGTAGTAATTTAGGAAACATATTCGAATAAAATGGCAAGAAATTTAAGATATGATGAGTTAAATGGTACTTATTGGCTCGGGGAAGTTGTAGATATAAACGACCCAAATAAAGTAGGTAGGATAAAGGTTAAAGTTTTTGGTAAATTTGATTTAATTCCCACTGAAGACATACCTTGGGCTTATCCTACTAACGCATATACAGGCGGCGACATAGATGGAGGAGGGTCATTTTCTGTTCCTAAAAAAGGTTCTATAGTTTCTGTTACATTTGACAGTGGAAATATTTATCATCCAGAATACAAATTCATTCAAAACATTTCAAAAGCATTAAAAGATGAAATAAGTAATTCCTACGAAAATGCTCATTCAGTTATTTATGACACAGTCACTGAAGGTGGTGTTAAAGTATTTTTCACAGAAGAAAAAGGACTAATGTTTGATTTTAAATCAACACAAGTAAACATAAAACCAGATAAATCTGTCAAAATACAAACGGAATCAGGAAAAAGTATTATTGAAATCACAAATGATGGTAAGTTAACAATAACACAAGATGGTAATATTACAATTAAAACAAATGCAAACATTGATATAAATTGTGTAAATGCAACCGTAAAATCAACAAAAACATTTATTAAAGCAGGATATATTGAATTAGGAGATGGAGCTTCGGAAAATTTAGTTTTAGGAAAAACATTCTTACCTTATTTTAATAGTCATATTCACATGACACCAGCAGGTCCTTCTTTGACACCAATGGTTCCTATGAGCAATGCAATGTTAAGTAAAAATACATATACTAGATAAATAAATGAGCAATCAATCAACATTAGAAACACTACAAAAAGGTGGTGTAGAAATACCTGGATTAGATTTTAATACTGTCATCAATGCTCTTGTTAAATCATTAAATGATTCAATAATAGAAGAGGAGAAAAATTTAGGATTAACTTATTTAGCTGATTACATTAAAGGAATGGATAAAGCATCTTATGATAAATTTATAGATGAACAAAAGAAAGCTTTAGGACAAATGGTTAAAGAGCAAATTACAATTATAAAAGCAGAATTTAAATCAATCCAAGAACAAATTAAACAAGTGCAAGAAACTGTTGGTATTTTGATAAGTTCTGTTACTGCTGGTGCTGCAACTGCAGCTTCACAAGTAGCGTTAAATCCAACTACAGGGGCTGCGGCTTCTACTGCAATGATTGCACAAAATTTATTAGATCTAAAAGCAAAAAAAGGAATAATTGCAGGCGTTGTAACAAAAGCAAATAATTCTGGTATAAATTTAGTAAATGCAGCTATTAAAATTCAATTTGAATTACCTGATCCGGTTCTTGTAGTTTTAGAAACTATAGGAACTCTCAATTCAATAATAGAAACAATACCTACTTAATCACTTTTTAATGGTGATATATAATTAAACAATCTCTTATTTTTATTTACTTTTTAAAACTTAAAATTATGAAATTACATGAATCTCCAGTAGTGGAATTCGATTTCGACTCTTACGAGTCGGAATACCAGACTAAACTGGTAGAAAACAAAAACATTTACAAACTAAAAGGAGACCGATCAAAGGTCTACAGTAAAAAATCTTATGCACAAGACTTATACAATTCCTACGTAGGTCAAATGCCAACCAATTTTGCTAATCCAATTCTAGGAAACATTGTACAGGGTACAGTTATTTCTATAACTAAAAACTTTGCAGCGGTTGATATTAATTGGAGAGAAAATGCAATAATTGATCTCAAGAAAGAAAAAGCACAGTACTTACAGTACATCATGCCAGGTTATCCTATAGAAGTTCAAATTGAACGAATAGAAACTAGTGTTAATGGAACCTCTAAAGGAATTTATGCATCTTATTCAAGTCTTATTACTTCTAAATTCAAAAATGAACTTATTGAATCTGTTGAAAAGAACATCGCTTACCTTGGTAAAGTTGTTGAATTAGTACATGCAGGTTATTTTGTCGACATTAAAGGTGTTAAATGTTTTATGCCAGGTTCTCTTGGTGGAATGAACAAATTAGTTGACTTCTCTGTACTATTAAACAAAGACATTTATGTTGTTCCGGTAAATTATTCTAAAGAAAAGGACTATGTAGTAGTTTCCCACAGAGATTATTTAAAAGCCTTAGTACCTGGAAAAGTTAATGAACTTGAAATAGGACAAGAATATGAAGGAGCTGTAACAGGTTATAACACTCATGGTATATTCGTAGAGTTTAACGAGTGTTTAACAGGCTTAATTTCTCGATTAGATATGTCACCAGAATATATAGTTCTTTATGAAAATGGTTCCATTAAACCTGGTGATGCTATTAAATTTAAACTTAAGAAAATTATCAGTAATGAAAAACTTTCATTAACTCAAAATGAAATAGAAACCGAATCTAGTAAATGGGCAACTGCTAAAGCTAAATACAAAGTAAATAGCTATGCAATAGGAACCATTAAAAGAATTTTGCCTTATGGTGCTTTTATTGAACTAGAAGAAGGAATAGTAGGTTTACTACACAAGAGCAATATAAAAGACGGTTCGGAACTTGAGGTAAGTCAAGAAATTAAAGTTAAAGTATTATTATTCGACGCGGATAATAAAAAAATTATACTAGATGTCTAATCTAATTAATTACAAACCATTGGAAACTCCAGCACTAAGGTCGGCTCTATTCGAAATTAGTGCAGAGTTTCCAACTGATTTAAAAGAATACATCACCGCATACAATTTAAACACAGTGCGTAATACTTTAGAATTAGAAGTAGGATTGTTTGACTCTACTATGTTAATTAATGAAATAAACTTAAATCAATTAGAAATAAAATTATTAGATATTACCGGTGAAGCTTTAGTAAAAATAGAGCTTTTTGATTTAGGTTATTTAGGTTTTACAATTACAGGAAACTACAATTCACAAAACTATTCTTCTATAAATATATTATGGTCTTATGAATATAAAAAAATTACATTATGTAGTATTTAGAAACTGAAGATATATAAAATAAAAACAAAATGGATTTTTCCATCAATTCAATATCTGTTTTGACAGAAAATTGTTTATTGAAAGTAATTGCGGATTTTAACTCAGAAATGAAGTTAAGATCTGCTATTTCGTCTTTAACTGATTCGTTAAAAACAAAAGTAGTAAAAAAAGGTAGTTCAGATGCTATAAATTATAATGCTGAATTATTTACAAGTGAAGATGGTACTTTTCACTTGAAGTCACCATTTATGAAATATGGTGATTTTAGATTATTTGTTATCAATCTTTTAAATTGGATTAAAACTAATGGTTCTACAGATAAAAGATGTAATTTTATAATTGACTTGAAATTAAAAGATCAAGTACAAGGACCTTTTAAAGGCACGATGTTTTTTAAAGGAAATACAATAGAGTCAATTAATACTTTAAAATTTGTGTTGGCATTTAATGAAGCTAAAATTTTTGAAAATTTTCCAGATAGAATAGACAATTTTAGAGCTCAATCAATTAAAAAAATAGAGCCTATTCAAAAGTTTAGTAATGGAATGGTTAGCCAAGCTGATCCTAATACATACAAAGTATCAAATTCATCTAATAGTGGTATAAATTTTGAAACTCTTTCTAAAGGGTATTTAAGAATGCAATATATTGGTGGTGAAAATTATCAAAACAAGACTAATAAAATTTTAGAAGCAATACAAAATTTTGCACAAACATCTTATGAATGTGTTATTGATAAAAAATTAAATGATGCAGATCTTTATGTATTTAACAAATTAATTGATAAATATAAAAAGATACAAAAAGCGTATAAAAATTATTCGGTATTTCACCAAGAATATCCTAAAATAGTTTTTACTGTTAATATGTATGATAATGAAAAAATTCTTTCACAATTTTATGATATATTAAAAGACAGAATTTATGAATTAATTTCTAATTTAGATTTTAAATATAATACTAAGTGGTTTTTAAATTATGATAGCCTTGCACAAGTTTTACAAATAAAAAATGCAGTATTGAATGTTAAAACAGTTTCCAATATTGAATTTATAAATTGTAAATTAACTAATGGAAATTTTATTTTATGTGATTTTTATTTAAGTAAAATAGACAATTCACATTTACAAAATTGTAATGTATATAGGGAAACTGTTGTCAAAAATTCTAAATTAATAGATAGCTTTAGTAATAGAACTTCTAAAAATATCAATTGTGAAATAATAGGAATAAATTCTGTTACAAATTGCGAAGTTGAAGGTGGTATAATTATTAATACAAAACTTGGTAAATTTGCCGAAATAAAAGATGATGTAAAAGTTGTTAAATATGAAAAATTAAAAACTGGATTTATAGTTGCTGGTGATACAGTCATAAGTAAAAATCCAAACAAAATAAAATAGAATAATGTTCAAAGACGATTTTATGGCTAATGTTCAACAAGAACTTAATGTTGCTAGTGCTTTACCATTTACAATTCCACAAGCTGAGCTTGAACGTATTATAAACATTTCAGCTGATTGGTTTTACAAAAAATATGAAGATGCTGTTGAAGAAAGATATTATTTTATAACAAGTGCATTATTTAAAAGTGAACAATTCAAAGCAACTAGAACAATAACTCTGCCTGACTGTGTATTTTCTGTTTGGGGATTTAAAAAACTTAAAGAAGATTTCGGTAGATCAATGTCATTTGATGGAACTGCTGATTTTGGTATTGAAAAATTATTTTTATCAGATAGCAGTTCATTAGGTCAAGGTTCAGAAAATTTGATGTATTATACATTGAATATGTATTGGCTGGATGTAGCTTCTCATATTATTAACCATACAGTTAGTTATAATTTTAATAGAAATACTCATAAACTTTTTGTTGGTGGGGAAACTCCTAATAGAGACTGTGTCGCTATATGTTATGCTAAAGTTCCTATTGAACAACTTATGAATGATGAAGTATTTTATAGATATGTAGTTGCAAAAGCAAAAGTACAACTTTCTAGAATACTTGGAACATTTGATTTTAATTTACCGGGTAATATTAAAATTAATTATGATCTTATACGTGATGAAGGTAAAGATGAATTAGAAAAAATCGAAGAAGAAATTAAATCTGAAGAAGGAATGGACTTTTTCTTTACTTCAGGTGGTTCTTAAAATAATAATAATTAAAAATGGCTATTGATTTATATTCAAAAATGGAGACATATCCATATTATGATTACTTTGAAATAGAAGTTGTTGATGAAATAGAAATGTTTTTACAGCAACTTGATATTTTGTTGGCATCTCCACCAGAGTGTATGTTAGGAAATCCTTCATTTGGATGTGGATTAGATAGATTCCTATGGTCTACACATACAAGTGCCGTTGATATTAAACAATTTATACAACAGCAAATAGTAGAAAATATAATTTTTTATACACCAATAGACTATGAAATAGATGTTAATTTTGTCAAAGGTCCTATATTTGATTCTATTTTAGTAGATGTTATAGTTGACTCTAGGAAAGTTGCAGGATATATGATAAATCCGTAAAATAATTTTTTTAAATGAAAATTTTAAATGCCAGTAAGTTAAAAATAACAGACATAAACAATCAAATAAAAGCTTGGTTGTTTACTACATATAACCAAACTGCTCAGGTATATAGCAAAGCATCTCCATTTGGTCATATTTTAACAATAATTAATGAATACTTTCAATTATTGTTAATATATTTGGAAGATATAGCAGTTGAATTAAACATAACAACTGCTAGCAAACGAAGATCTATTAATGGTTTAGCCAGATTAACAGGACATAATCCATCGAGACCTTTTTCAGCTAATGGAACTGTTTCATTAATGGTTAAAAGTTCTTATGATACTACTGGTGTAATTTCCAATGTAATAATTCCTGATAAAATTTCTTTAATTTGTAAAAACAATTCTAAAAAATATTTTTTAAGTTTAGGTAATTACAGTGGCAATTTAAAAATAAATGTTAATAACAGAGAAAAACATCTTGTAAAAATTATACAAGGTGAAATTGAAACTACTTCTTTAATAGGAACTGGGTTGGAATTACAGTCATATTCAATTGTTACTAAAAATCTTATTGAACATAATTTGATTTGGGTAACAGTTAATGGTGTAAATTACAATGTGGTTGACTCGCTTTACGACATTAGTGCAGGTGACACTAGTTGTATTGTTAAAACAGGACTTTCAGGCGGCATTGATATTTATTTTGGAAATTTTACTTTTGGAACTGTTCCAAAAGTGGGTGACTTAATAGAAGTAACTTATGTTAATAGTGAAGGTTATAATGGAAATATTTTTTCAAAATCTGACTCTATTAATTTTAAATTTATAGGAAATGGTTATAATGAAAATGGTGAGATAGTTGACTTGAATGAAATTTTAGAAATCAAAATAGACAAACCTATTTTGATGGGTGCTGATGAAGAAGACATGGAATTAACAAAATTAATTGCTCCTAAAACCAGTAAAGCATTTGTGTTAGCTAATCCCGACAATTATATTTACATGCTTTCTAAATTTGGATTTTCATATATAGATGCTAGTATTACAGATGCAAATGGAGATTACATTGCAGATAACAATATAATTAGCTTATTTATTTTACCTGACATTAATAAAAAATTAGATATAAATACAGATTATTTTTCTACAGACATAGATAATTTTACATTAACGCAAGATGAAAAAGATGCTATTTTAACTTTTATAAATAATAGCAATCAACAATTAATTTCAACAGAAGTTGAAATTTTAGATCCTATTATAACTAAATATGCAATAAACATTATTTTAAGAAATTATGATACAGCAGATCCTAATGTTGTTAAATCTAATATAATTTCATTACTAAGTGATTATTTTCTAAAAGTAAAACGTCGTGATAAAATTCCAAAATCAGACTTAATAGCAATCATAGAAGGAGTAGAAGGTGTTGACTCTGTTAATCTTTCATTTGTATCTAGTGCAAATGAATTAGCAATTAGAGATGGATATTATACTGTTGTAGAAAATATTTCTGATAAAGTAACAGGACTAATTACTTCTAATACTAAAACAATAACATTGTTGCCTAATGAGGACCCTAATTTAGGATTAGATGATTTTGGTGATATAAAAATAAATACAAATGAAATGCCATTGCTTAGAGGTGGATGGTATGACAGATACAACAATTATTATGAAGATACAATTGATGATAATGTATTATCTTCTGTTAACATTATAATTAAAGAAGTTATTAAAGAAAGCTTATCTGTTAAAATAAGAAATAAAACAAAATCTAATATAAAAGCTTAATATGTATAAAGACTCTTTACATAAAAAAATGTTAGAACAAATTGAAAATAGGACAATTGGATTTGATTATAAAAAAGATCCTCTTATTTATAAATTTGTGTCCCCCATTATTTTGCAAAATCCTAGATTGAACAGCTTTTTAACACAAATAAATTCTTATTTAGTAGAAATGTTAGATTTGATTAAATACTATCAATTTTACTTTAATTTTACTATTGATAAAAATGATAAAAGATACAATATATAAGAATGTACAGCAATTTAAAATTTTTTGACCATAAAGGACATTTACTTAATTTTCAATACAACTCTATTTTAGATAAATGGACTGGTAACTTGTATATTGACTCTATATCCGAAGGTCTTGTTGAAAATTTAACTTTTTATTTATTAGAAACAATATATGAAAATGATAGTATGTTTCCTACAATAAAATTTCCAACAAACAATGTAGGAGACGATGAGTGGTATTTAGAATTCGACTCTAATTTAAAATCTATACCAGAATTATTTTTATATACATTTGGAAAGGATGTAGATGGCTCTAGTTATTTAATAAAAGAAACTACTCATGATTTGGTTTTAGACAAAGCTACCGTAACATACATCAATAATAGAAAAGTAGTTTATAATCAAATAAATGGAACCCTTGTTCATTTAAGAACTTCTCCTATGCAAATTAACGTAGGATTTGAACCTACTAGTGAAAATAAATTTGAAAATACTTTATACATTAAGACTAAGAATACTAATGTTATTATTGCTGAAATAAATGTATATGGTGAAGGAATTGAAGAAGATGAAAGGTTGAGAGATCTTTTAGTTAATTTAGGACATGATTTATTACCAGAAGATTACAAAATTTTTTACAATAGTGATGTAAAAGAAGAATCAATAGATTGGCAATTAATCAACACAAAACGTAAAGAACTTTTATTAGAGCACAGTAATATTTTTCCTTATGTAGGGTCGTACAAAGCACTTATCAATATTTTAAAATTTTATGGTTATAACAATGTTAAAATGAAAGAGTATTGGCAAAATGTTAAAGTAGGAGCTCCAGACTATGGTAAATACAAACAAGTTGACATAACAGATTTATTCATTGTTGACTCCAAAATGGAAACTTCAAATTTAATAAATAGCAAAGTTTACAAAAAAACAAATTTAATGAGTTTGTATTATGATATAACCATAGAAGATGGTACTTATGATGAAGATGGATTGCCATATACAAAAGAAACATTTACATTTACACAAGAAGAAGTTCTTATTAAATTATTTGCACTTAAGAAAAAATTACAACAGTATTTTTTACCACTTAATTCTAAAATAGTTGATATTATTGGCGAATCTATATATTTTGGCCTTTATAAAGTATTGCATTTAACTAGCGAAAATTCAATAAGAGATATTAATATTGGTATAAAAACTGATTTTAATTTATTTCCATTTAATGAATTTTATATAGATGACTTAAGGTATTTAGGTTTTACAGGTAATATAGAACTTGACCAAACACAGATTAACAAAGTATTAACGGGAATTAAATCTTCTAACTATGATGTAGAAAACATACCAGTAGGATGCCCTATTATATTAACAAATACTACATTTAATTTACATTTTGATGATTTACAAATAACATATAATCAACTAGTAGAGTTGTCTAATCATCCTTCGATAGGTTCTACTAGTAATAGATCTGGCACTTGGGACAATGTTTCTAAATTAGGAAACATTGAATTAGTTTGGGAAATAACAAAACAAACAACTAATAATGACGATAGAACATTTTCATTTATTAAAAATGTTTCATTAATAGAAAGTATAGAAAATACTTCACAAATAGGTGTTATTTTACCATTTGATGGATTTTATAATATTAGATTATCAATTATAGATGCATTTAATCAACATAATACTGTTTACAAACCTTCTGTTATAGAAGTTAAAACAAAAGAGGCGGAATTCATAGGTTGGTATAAATTTATGGATAAAGTTTACACTTGGGACACTTCAAATATTTGTCCAAGACAAAGCGATAGATCCACAGAATTTGATAAAGAATTATTTGGCCCTTTAATGTCATGGGATAATTATACATCTATATGGGAAAGACCGGTACATCCAAATGAAAGTATTGAAATGGCAGACTTAAGTTATCATACATTGGATAGTATTAATGAATTTGAAACTGCTCAATTAGAAAATCAACAAGATTTAAATTATTTTGATTATTCTTTTAACGCGATAGGCTTAAATGCTTCTTGGGATGATATTTATCATTTACAATGGAATGACGGTGGACCTAGGAGAACCGAATGGAGGTTACGTAATTTGGTAGATGTAAATTATTCAGGATTTTACGAAATTCAAATAAAAACTAATGTTAGTTCTTCTTATTTTACACATTCAGGAACATTAACAGATAAAGTAAAATGGATTGATTTATACAATTTGTTATGTGCTCAAGGTGGTGTATTTAAAAACTTTGTATATTTTTTACAAGATGACCAACACGGAACAATTGACATAGTGGCAGTATCTAAAGAATATGATTGTTCTAGTAGATATACAATAAATGTTTTTTATAATGGGAACAATATTACACCTGCATACACGGGAGAACCTTATAATACTAATTATTTAGGTTTTATTGGAAATACGCCTGGATATTTTGAACTTTATGATATTGTTCCTAGAGGTCCAGTAACAATAACAATAAAAGAACAAGCTAATAATATAAATGATAATCATTCCATTGGATATTCATCCAACAATTCATCTTCTACTATTAGAGAATATAATGGAAGTGGCTATAACAATTTGTTAGATCTATATTTTGATTTGATAAGTACTTCAAATGATTTGTCTAGGTATGTTTTTGATAATTTTTCAATAAATCCAGTTTATCTTGATGACACAAAAACTAATTTATTAAAAATTCAATTTATAGAAAAGCAATATAACTATACTACAAATTATAGTATATCTTATGTTAATGCAACCGGTTCTGATTTTTTACATTCAATTATAAAAAATACATCTTATAATGATTTACGTATTTTAAAATATCAGCAAGAGCTTCCTTTATTAACACAAGTTAATTTTTGTTATGATAATTCTAAAATACCTGGCAAAGTGAACCCTATTTGGGTTATTGAGAAACTTGATGATTCATCATTCACTGATATATACAATAGAAACAGATTATTTTCATACACTTTTTCGGAAAGAGGCAGTTATACAATTTCTCTTTATTTAGAAGATACTAATGGTAATAAATCAACAAAAATTAAAAACGAAATAATTAAAATAATTTAAACAAAAAATGGGACTAATTTCAGTTACAGAAATCCAAGGCTATGACTCAATATCAGCTTCAAGATTAACAATTAATGATAACTTTTCGGTTATCTCGGACGCGGTTAATGGTGTTCTTACTTTATTTAATACTTCTGCCGGGACAATTGATTTAACATCAATTGGAACAGGTAGTATTAGTGCTAAGGCATTAACAATAAGTTCTACTTCTACTATTAATGGAACACTTAATGTATCGGGTACGACTAGCTTAACAAATGTACTTTCTACAGGTACATTAACTGTTAACCAAATACTTTTTAGCGGCGCTTCTTATATATTCTTACGTGAGCTTAAAGCTTCGGGAAGTAACACATTAACAGGTATTAATATTTATGGTGTAACAGGCGGAACCGGTAGCAACACAATTTCTATTAAAACTAACGGTACTTTTGACTATATGGTAATGCCAAGAGTTGCTACAAAGTCAGACTTGTTAAATTTACAAAATCCTCATGTTGGTACTATAGCTTACATAATTGGAACTACCTCAATAGCTCTTTGTGTAGGAACTTCAAATACTCCTGGTGCTACTGGAAGTTGGGTTCAAATTTCTTCAACACCATTAGTATAAAATAACAAAATAAATTAATAAATGGCTACTCCATTAATAAACCCACTCCGTCAATCTGGTGGAACAATGTATACATTTTCTTCTGCTGTAAGGGATATGCAAAAATCCCTTATGGACAATGATATAGTGTTTAGTTTTTCTAAATTTGCATTATTAGATTTGCCTAATGTAGATACTTTGTCAAGTGCATATGATAATAAAATTGTCTGGAATGCTTTAACAGGAGCAGCTCCATATATTAACAATGATTTGAATATAGCAGAGTCAATAGAAAATTATTTACTTAATCAAGAAGAATTTATTATAAATAGTTATAGCACATCTAACATACCTTATGATAGCACTTTATTACAAACTGTCAGTGAACGACTTTTTTGGAAATGGCTAACTAAAATAAATGCTATTAAATTTAATGAAGCTCCTTCTCTTAAAACAAATTTACCAAATAGGTTTGTTGAATATACAGATGCTGCTTATAATAGTGTTGTTAAATATATTGGCAATATAGATGTTGTAAATAATACGAACATTTATACTGAAGTTTATATGCACATACCTTCTAATCATGGTAACACTCCTACAATACTTTTCAAAACATTAAATGATAATAATTATCAACCATCTTTGGAATGGTTTACTGGTAACGACAATATAGATGGTAGATCAGAGTCATCCATACATCCAGCTGGACTAAGTTTAAATGCCATTTATGATAATATGTCTTCTAAGATGTATGTAGCAGGACCTTCGTTTGGATTAACTACATTTACCGATGTTGCTGTTCCTGGTGGAACAGCTAAAATATCAAATATGGATGGTGTTGTTTTAGATTTTGACAAATTATCATATAGTGAAATAGCAAGCACTGCTGGAATTAACAATTTTGGTGATTTTAATGCAAGTGCAGCAAGTAATAATTTTAATTTTAACGTAGTTTTAGTTTATTACAATTTATATAAACAAAGCGATGCTACAAAAGTATTCACTAACTTATATGGTATTTTAGTTTTAGACAATTATATTAATCAAGGTGATTATGCAGAGTTAAAAAGATTTAATAAATTTAAAGCTAATACTTTAACAGGATTAAATGGCAATTCATATAGTTTGAAATTTAATATCAAAATAGATGCTTCTGTTTCTAATTTAGGTATTGATAAAGTCATAAATGATTATAATACCTTTTCTATGGAATTGTTTTCTGATGCTATGATGCAAGTTAAAACTGCCGCTTCAATGTTCGAAAGTCAAAGCATAGAAATGATTAGTATTAAAAACAGATTAACTAATTTAGAAAATTTCTACTTTTCACAAGATGATTTAAATGCTGTTAATAATAGGATTTTACAAGTTGAAAAATCAATTACTTCTGCTAATATGGCATTTGGTGATAAAAACACTTTGTTAAAATTAATCAATGCTAATTCAGATAATATTAATTTGTTATTATCAGGTAATCTTTCTACTTCATTAACATATAATACAGATGTTATACAGCCAGGCGCAGGTATAGAAATTGACAAAAGCGTAAAAAACAAACTTAAAATAACAAGTACACAACAAAGATACAATCCTAATGTGTATTGTAAAAATAGCACAGGAACAATTGAATTTACAATAGGTAATGGCGACCCATCGTCAACTATCAACGGGAATGTAATTCCTTTACAAGAATTTACTAATTATTATAAATATGATGTAGACTCACAAACATTAACCTCTGATTTAATTATTAATATTGAAGATAATTTTAATAAATGGAAGCTTGGTCAATCTATCAAATTTTATTTTGACAAAACCATTGATCTTAATGGCAATACCATAATAATAAAATCCGATTTTGCTAATTCATACAAAATAATTGCGGTTATTGACAATTCAAATATAATGTCAACAAAACCAATCATAGAATTAGTATGTGTTGACTCTACTAATTTAAAATTTGATACAAATATTTTAAGATAAAAAATATAAATACAATGAGCGATTATTCACTTACTACTCTTTTAAATGATTTATTGAAACTTCAAAATAACAGTTTGGAGGCTATAAATGCATTGGCAAATGCTACAACATCACAGAGCGATACAGTTGATGTAAAAATCTTAAATTCTTCTAATGTTTTAGAAACAGTTAAAATTCCTTCATTTGGTTATTTAAAAAATCAAATGAATGTATTAAATGCTACTGTAAAAAATTTAGCTGGTATTGGAGATGCAAATTCTAATGTTCGTTTGTCTGATGGTAGTTTTAGAAAAATACTTGTAGCTAATTTACAAAAAGAAGCATCTAATATAACAAGTCTTTCAAAACCTAATACATTTAACAAAAAAGAAAATTGGTTTTTTGAATCATTTTTGAACCCACTTTTGTACGTTTCTTTTAATTTAACAAATCAAATTAAATTTAATACAGAAAACGTAGAAGTATCTAGGTATATATTAAATCTTGATACTGCTTCTAAATTAAGCATTTTTAATACAACTTTTTTGAACAAAAGCGATATAAATTATAGCACATTTTTACAAATTCTAAATGATAATCGTATAACATATTTTTTGGATAAAAATATAGTAAAAACAGCTCCAAGAACATTACAGTATTTTGGTAGTTTTACTGTTACTGATGTAAAAGATGACACCATAACAGAAATAATAAATGGCGAATCTGTTTATAAAAAACTTTTGTCTGTTAAACTTGATAAATTAACATATTCAGATAGTTCTTCTGCTTATTTAAATACAAAACAATTAAAAATTGGAGATTCTTTAGTAGTTAATTCAGGTAATAAAAATACAAGATATGAAATACTTTCAGTAGACAATTCAACAAGAACAATTAAAGTAAGATTGATAGAAGGATTTGATGCAATATCTATAGGCAGTGATGTTCTTAGTTATTATGCAGTAGATAGTTCGGATGTTATCGTTGATGTTAATGTTGGTTTTAATGAACGTTCAGTTATTTTTATTAAAGCAATAGACCCGGATTCTAAAATTCTTGCTACTCAATGGTCGCCTGGTGTTGGTTTTTATACAAATGACTTAACTATCATAGATACTAATGGAAATTCTGTAAACCTTGCAACATACTATCAAAATGAAGTTGTTGATTTTGGGGCTTATCTTTATTCTTCCGTTAAGGATAAAACTGTTCCTGCTGCATTTGGTATAGTTCCTGATGCTCCTGTTATTTCATCTTCTAATTTTAAAGTTTTACAAGTTAATGAACATTTGAATTCTTCATTATCTTCTAATATTGCTAAAAAACAATATGATAAAACTCTTGCACAATCGCAAATTGCATCTTTAGATAAAACTATAACAGATTTAAAAACTAAAATTGCTACTACAACATATTCAACAGATCAATTAAGAAAAACTGACGAGTCTAGTTTAAATAACTTAATAACACAAAGACACTCACAATCTGTATTATATTCATCATTGGTTGATGAAATTAATACATTAACAAATTCGCAAAATGTTGATATAACTCCTAAATATAGAATTAGAGGATTTTTTCCATTTCCTACTCCTAAAAATTCTCCTAGGACAGGAAACCAAGAAGTTATACAATTTTTAATTCAATATCGTTATATTGGAAAAGATGGTTCTGCAAATAAACCACAACAAATATCTTATGTTGATACAAACGGTCAAACAAGGAGAGGAACATTTTCAAATTGGATAGAATACACAAGTCCAATAAGACTAAAAGCAATGGATGTAACTACCGGTAATTTTTATTGGACAATAGATCAAACCGAAAACGCGGATATTGTTAACATTAACCAAGTAGATATTCCTATAAATGCTGGTGAATCTGTTGAATTTAGAATAAAATCTATATCCGAAGCCGGATGGCCGGTAAATCCATATTATTCCGATTGGTCTGATATTATTAAAATAGATTTTCCAACAGAATTAGAATCTATACAAAGTATAAGCACTATCGCCGAACAAGCTAAAGCTGAAAAAGTTAAAATAGAATTATTGTCTGACTTTTCTAGCATGAATTTAGACACTATTGCCGGTTTATCATTTACGCAAAATGGAAATTTTTATGCTAATGATTCTAAACATATTGCTTCAGGATTTTTAACCCCTGAAAACAATATAATTAGTTTGTTTGATAAACTAAATGAAATGGACAAACAATTACAAACATTACAGTCTCTTATTCAAAACGCAAAAGGAAATCTTGCAGTTTCAGTTATTGATGAATATGGACAAGAGTACAAGGTTGATAACAACACAACTCTTAAACTTTATGCGGGTAATTACAAAGATCAAGTAAATTCATTGCAAATTAAAAAGGGTGCTATTGTTACTAAAACTTATTTGTTAAAATTAGCAAATGACTCAGCATCTTCTCTCGAGCTTTATTCAAGAATGTACGGTTCTAAGACATTAATGGTTGTTGGTACAGCAGGTGATGTAGATTATAATACTTTGAGAAAATATGATAATGTTCCTATTGGTATTTCAAAATCATATCCAAAAGATACGATAATAGATAATTTACCTAATCAATCTGCACAAGTAAAAGGACAATTCTTATATGGAAGATATATGTCCGTTGATGGAACTAACGAACTTTATGTTGACCCTTCTTCATTAAGCGGAAATATAAATATAAATAGTTCAGGAGAGTTTTTGCCATCCGATGACCACGGAAGTAATGGAAATGGATTTGCTTGGAGCATATATAATGGTAATACAATACCTTCTAGTGAAATGAGTCCTTCCGGTTTTTATATTCACAAAAACCATCCAGATATACCATCTTGGGAGTCTGAAAGTACAGGAATTCCATATTCAGAAACAGTAAAAAAATATGTAAGAAATTCTGCATTAGCTGGTGATACATCAACATCAAATTATTTTAAACAATTAGCATATCATTATAATAGCACACAGAATTCAAAAATATGTTTTTCACCTAATGATCAGTACTTAATAGGACCGCAAACGGTAGGAGCATATTTATTCTTAAATCCTAATTCACATGATGACTTAGTGGTGGATGGTAATGATGCATTATCTACTAAAATTTTACAATATGGTTCGGATAAAGCTATAACAATTCCTGTTATTTTTCAATATAGAATGACAGACTATTATGGCGATGGTAATAATGGATTAGGAAACATAGGCGGGGACATAAATTTTAACACAAGTTCTAATTTGGAATATACAAAAAGAATAGGAATAGATATTTATAACAATTTAAAAGATAATAATAGATTTTCATTTGATATAGAAATAACTTCTAGATATACTTCTAAAACAATGTCTAATACTTTTATTCCAACAAGGTCATTTGAAAATGCAATTAGCGATTTAACAGGTGTAGTAAAAACAGTTAGTCCTAAATTAAATAAACCTGCATCTAAATAAATTTGATTTTAAAACAAACCAAATATAAAACAAAAAATGTCAATAATAACAAAGAAAAGCTCTTTTAATTTAGTCCGTACTAATCCATCATTGACAACTAATATAAAAATAGTATCCGATAATGAAAAAGTGTATCTTGAGTCAATCGATGCAGATCCACTTCTTTCAAAGTCAATGTACAAAAAATTTGAAGTAACAGGTGGCCTTTATGCAAATGATTTACATAAATTTTATTCACAAGGTGGAAATTTACTACCAAAATCAATAGCATATAAAACGTATGAACGTGATGAGTATTATTCCATAAAAGACAGTTATAAATATCAATATGATTTTAACTATGCAATGGGAGTTGAACGAAAAAAGTCTAGACTTTACACACAAGAGCTTAGTATATTCTCTCCTTTGTGGGTAGAACCAGAATGTTTGCCTGATTATTTTCTAATATTTAGACTTAAAGGGCCTATGTCATTAAATGGATTAAATGGTGCTTCTTATGATCAGAATAATCCAATAATTAATGGGGGTATAGACTTAATAAAAGATCCTAGTAAATTTTTTGAAAACTATATTAAAAATGCAGAAATAATTAAAACATTTGACTTGACTAACAAATCTGCTATAGGCCGTTATATTCGTAATTATACCTTGAATTCGTTATTTCCTAAATATTCAATATATGCATCAATTAATAAAAATGATTTAACATATTGGGAAGGTATTTCGTATGACAATAGTGGATTTTGTAAAAAATCGCAAAACATATATAAATCTTATACTTTACAAGATAAAACTATAATAGAAAAGGATAGTTTTATTACAAATGGCTTTTATGAAAATGGTGTAGTACATCCTAATATACTTAATTTAGAATTTTTATTTGATGACTTAACTGTTAAAAATTATGAATTTAATCGTTATTTTGGTTTATATGTTTCTGAAGCAGAAATTGGCAAATTTAATCTTGATTTAGAAAATACAATAAAAGTAAGTAATTTATTATTAGATCAAAAAATAGTAAATTCAAATATTATAACTAATGACGAAGGTGTTATTATAGCAGTTGATGCTAATACTCCAGCTGATAAACTAATAAAATTCGAACCAAATGTTCCTAAATTTCCTTATGTAAAAGATACTAATGGTTTATTTTACTCAGTTAATCAACAAACTGATTGGGATTTTGAAATAGGAAATTTTATTAGGTTAAAAAATAATTCTATTAACATAGATAATTTTAGCAATTATGGAACTCCTATAAAATATGTAGATATATTTGAATCTACTAAAAAAGGTACTTCTTGTTTTTCTTTTAAAGTAATAGGAAAAGTTTTACCTGGTGACCAAATAAGAATAAAATACATTGATGTTACAAATCCTTTATCTTCTAGATATACCATTACTGGTTTAAATTTACCAAATGGTACTAATTCTGGTTTAGGTTTTAGTATAAATGGTTCGTCCGTGGATATAGCAACAGCGATTTGTAAATCTATTAACGCAATTAGCGACAATACCAACAAAACACAGCAATTTTATGCAATTAATACAGGAAACAGAGTGACTGTATTAACAAGAACGCAAAATTCATATTTAAACAATACTAATTATACATTATTTAGTCAAGCTGAAGTATTTCCATTTACAATTCCTAATGATTATGCTTCGCCTGTTTTCGTAAATAATTATTTAGATATAACAGGTAGCACAAATTATTTAACAGGAAATTTATATTCTTATCATTTTACAGGTGGTACCGATGACATTAAAGGAAAATTCACTATTAAACAAGAAGATGTTCTTGAATTTAGAGGAACTGATAAAGTTTTTGTTAAAAATTACAAAGACAATACTTACCAAGAAATAACAGATTACTCGCCATATATAGATGAACCTGTCAAAAATGGCCGTGGTGAAATTAAAAGTTTTAACAATATAGATGTATACTATAGTTGTTATTTAGATAATTCAATATTAAGTTTTGGTGTTTCTAAAAAAATAGCATTGTACAATAGAATCAATAATACAAATGGGTATTTGTCATTATTTCCTATAAAGGATTTTGATTTTGATTTTTACAATAAAGATTATACTAAAACAGCCGACTCTGATATTTCCAAACTTCTGAATTTTTATAAAACAAATCCTAATAGTCCTATTTATGGAACATCTGGATCAAATAAAAACGATATTTTAAATACATTATTTGGCCCGGACTGTTCATTTTTATCACAAGGTGGTTATCAAACATTGTTATCACAAGTAGATGAATTCGATAATTCAATAACAACATTGGATAATGAATATGATAGATTAAAAGAAAATTATTTAAATGAACTTTCTACAGAGTCAAGGGTAGTTCCATATATTAACAAATGGGTGTATGATAATGATGCAACAGATATAAGAGAAAACAATTATAGGTTAAACACTGACCAATCATTTGGATTTAGCAATTTTGCCCCTTCTTTCGAAGAGTATTTAAGGAATAAAAATTTCTTTACGCACGAGTGGTATTATTTACAAAAATATCCACCGTACATGACATTTGATGAAAAAGTAAATTCATTTTCATATTTCGACGAAGACATAGACGAGGCTCTTTTAAAAGACGTCAACAATGATTATTTTTCTTCTTATTTTACTAGAAATTCTATAGGAGGCACTTCAGTAAGTAATAGTTTTAAATACTCTATTTTTGAAAATGGTAGTGATTCAACTTATGCAGAAACTATGTTTAGAGGAGTAAAATTAATAGTTAAAGACAGGTATGAGTATTCTAACATAAATTATAATATCAATTCATTAAAATTTTTAAACAATACAATTTACAATAACTATAAATTTTCTGCTGTTTTAACATATTCAGAAATTGGCACTGAATTATTATTTATTAAAAATGATAAATTTAAAACTATTACATTGTTAATAAAAGCTAAATTAGATGGACCTTTTTTCCAAAGTGGTTCTACTAAATTTATAGATAGAGCTCATTTGTATACTATTAAAGACATTTATAAAATAGGAACAACTTCAAATTCACTTGAATTCGATGATAAAATTTTAACAGGACACATTAATAAAATAACATATACTCAAGTAGGAAATGGCGCGGTTGAATGGCATGTTTTTGCCGAAAAAGATTTAACAGGACTTCTTCCTAATTTTAAAAATCAATTAGCAGTTAATGAATTAGGGTTATATAATGACATATTTATACAAGCTGTAGATAGAATTAATAGTTTTGTTAAATATATTAAATTTATTGGTATAAAAAATATAACTTCAAATTCATTTGATTGCACTGATATTAAATATAGCATAGATGGGACTAACCCAGAAAATTTTTTAATAAAATTATTAGCACAAGCAAGTGATAAAATAGAATTAAACCTATTAGATAATGACTATGATAATGTAATAGTTAGTCCATATAATTCATTTCCAGTGGGACAGCGTTTTCCTAAAATGATTAGCTCCCAAATGTCGGGTAATACTTTTGTTTTATCTAGCATGAAAAAGTTGTTTTGGCAAAATCCTATATACAAATCAGGTGGTTATAATGGATTGGAATCTACTATTGAAGAAATATCATTTGCTTCTATAGCTGATAAAATTAACAATGGAAGCCCTGATGTAAAATATATAGAAGTTGATACTAATGGAAATACTCTTTTAAATACATTTTGTATAGAATTAGTCAAACCAGAACAAGCAATAGTTTCAACATATTTACGAGCCCAAAATTTAACTAAACAATTTTCTAATTTACAAAATTATATCGGAAAATTAGGATATGAAGTTGTTCAAACAGACAGAACTACTATTAGTCCTATAAACAGGCAAAAAGGTGGATTTAATCCTAGAACAATTAATTTAATTAATTTCATAGACAGAGACCCTAACTTGTTATATCAAAATATAGAATTGTCATTAGACAAGTCGTTTGGTATTATTAAAAATTTGTATTATAATAAAGTAAACATAGAAAATGCTAATAATATTTTAAAAATTAAAGATGACAACACTTCATATCCATTGATAGGTGAAATTGCTATTGACAAAAAAGATTATTTTATATTCAATTCATCATTTGATCCTGCTTTTTATGTTAAAAATTTAACCCCCGTCTCTTATTCATTTGTTTCAGGACAAGCTGAAATGAAAGAATTTAAAACATTTTTTGGTTCTAAAATTCTTTCAATTCCTAGTAATATCAAAATGCAATTATTTGACGGTTATATAGAGCTAACAGATTTAGGTAAATTATCAAATATAAGTAATGTAGAACAAAAAATAGTTAAGTCTATAGATGTTGTCAAATCAAATAAAATACTAACATTAAATGTTTTTACTGATGAACTTTTAAAAAAGTATTTTATTAATGATGGTATAATAAATCAATTTCAAATATATTTAGACCCTAGTTATTCTAATAGCAAAAATATAGTTGAAATGACAAATAATTATATAAAAGAGAACATACTCGACAAATATATAATAAAAGCTATAAATTTTTGGGAGAAATTTATACCTAAAGGAGTTTCCTATAACATCATAGAACTTAATATGACGGATAGTGAAAAAATACTTAATGGATATGTTGAAAGTAAAAGTTTTTCAGTTCAATATACATCTGATTTAAATTTTGATTTAAAATATAATATACCTTTAGATAAAAATTATTCAATTGCCTTTACAATAGAATTAGAAAAAAAATAATAAATAATGCCAATAATAATTAAAGACTTAGTTTCTTCCGATATAGTCGGTGCATCTGGTTCATTTATGAATTTGATAGACAAAATTAATTTCAATTTTGACCAGATTATAATTAACGGCGGTGGTCCTATTGGATTACCTGGTCCTAAAGGGGATATAGGATTACCTGGTCCTGCTGGTGGACGTGGAAACTTTTGGTTTGCTGGTTCAACGCCTCCAATGCATGGAGATAATAATGAAGTTTTAATAGATGGTGATAAGTTTATTGGAATAGATGGATTTATAAAAAGCTATAGTGGTTCTTCTTGGATAGTAACTTCTGTTAATTTAATGGGGGCTACTGGAAACACGGGTGCAACCGGTAAAAATGGGTATTCTGGTGGATATGAGGTCTACCAAGGCTATCCTAATCTAGGATATGGTATAACTTTATCCGGTGGAGTTGCTTTAGGTTCAACAGGTTTAACTGGCGAGTCAAGTTCTTATCCTAATTTTATAACAACTACCAATCATAGAAACACTATTTTGGTAGGTGACCAGCTTTGGTCAATGAACAATTTTAAAAATTTCGGTGTAGTTTACGCTCGTGGTAATTATTTTGGTGTTGGTACAGGTATAAGTACTCCTAAATTAGTATTAGTACAAGAAACAGTAGAAGATTCTTCTAATTTTTTATTATCATTTGGGGCATATGGTTTAACAGCTGGTGCTATTAGTAACGCTTCATATGGTTTTAATACATTAGGTGGAACTGCTGATTTTTTAGATTTTATAAATATTGGTTTTAAAAATATGCCTATAGTAGGTGGTAGTAATTATGGAACTCATTTTAAAGTTATTTCAAATACAATACCAGTTGATATTGAAGTAGGTGCATTTAATCCAACTCCTTCTAAAAAACCTGCTGACTTTAATTTAACAGCAAATAATATATTCCTTAATACTTGGGGAGGTACTATTAATTTAACGTCGGACACTACTATTACTGGTTCTATAAGTGCCACTGTTATGTCTTCTTTCCCGGGTGGTATTAACGTTGGAACTGCAATAAATTCAAGTGTTAACAATAATTTCGTAAAAATATCTAATGAATTAGATAATACTAGATTAGCTTTGTATGTTTCGTCCGACAAGGGTGACAATGATGCAATACAAGCAGTTGCAAATGGAAATGGGGTAACAATACGTGCTATTTCTACTGGAATAAATGGAACAGCTATAAAAGCTGAAGGTAAAACAAACTTAGACGGAACTTTATTTGTTTCCGGTTTATCTACTTTTAGTGCTGGTTTAAATTCTTCAGGTGGTATATTTACGGGAAGTCCATTATATAGTGGCTATAGTGCTATTTTTATGGCTGCTGCTGCATTTAATGCTGGTTTAACTGCATCTAGTGTATTTATAGCTGGAACAAGCACATATAATGGATTAGCAACCTTTAACAGTGGATTTGTTACTTCTTCTGCTACTTTTACAGGAACTAGCATTCACAATGGATTAGCTTCTTTTAATAGTGGTTTAAATGCATCTTCTGCTACTTTTACAGGAACTAGCATTCACAATGGATTAGCTTCTTTTAATAGTGGTTTAAATGCATCTTCTGCTACTTTTAATGGAATTTCTACTTTTAACGGAAATGCTACATTTAATTCAGGTTTAACAGCTACAGCGGTTAATGTAGGCACTGGAAGAATTAAACAAAATGGATCAGAAATAGCACCAAAAGGAGAAATAATAATGTGGTATGGTAATACATTAGCATCTATTCCATATGGATATGTTTTTTGTGGTAAATGGTACGTTGGATTTTCGTCTCAATATGACACTAATGGTGACTCTATAAATGCAGGTCCTCTCGGGACAACTTCTTATGCAGCTGTTAAAGCCGACCTAGACACATATTTTAATAATCTATATGGTCAATCATTAACATTAAGTAATGATGCTATAGGTAATTTAATATTTTGGTACATAACATTTAGTGGAAATACTATTTTAGGTATAACAATTCCTGATTTAAGTGGATTGTTTTTACCACAATCAGGTTATAGAGGAGGGCTTCCTAATTATCATTCTGGGGATACAGGCGGACTTGACTCTGTAAAATTAACATCGGCACAGTCAGGATTAGTAGATCACACACATAATGTTACAATAGTTGGTGAAAATAATGGTTATACTTATGTTGGAAATGGATCTAGCTCTGGTACTTTATATTCTGGTGCACATCCAATAACAACAAATGGAGTTAATGGTGGTGCACAAGATGCATATGAATCACATGAAAACCGTCCACCTTTTAAAACAGTAACATATTTAATTAGAGTTGTATAAACAAAAAAACATATAAATGTCACAATCATCAAAATTTTATCAATTAACTTCTTCAATTTTGTTGGAGTATATATATGCAGATCAGTACAATCTTTCAACACAAAGAATTTCTACTGATGATGCTCCTATTTATTTGTATAATGATAATTTGAATTCAAACGTAGTTTATAATTTACGAGGTACAGGTTCTAATCAAGACAGAACTTACTTACGTGATGTTAACAATAAAATAAAAAGACTTCGTAATGTTTTTCCAGCAGGAAATTTATTAACATTGGTTAATCAATATCCTGTTTATGAAACAATTAGACTTCATTTAGTTCAAGGATTTAATTTTGAAGGATATAAAGGATTTGATTTAAATGCTAAAATTTTAACTAACAAAGGAACGGAAATTAATCTTTTGAAATTTGTTTGCTATTCCACTGATTCATATGAAACTATGAATCCATCTCCATTTATGATGGGTGGTAAATATTATGCTTCTTATATTGATTTAAAAATACTTTCTACTTATAATTTAGCGTATGACTATTACAGTGGTAACGATACTTCTGTTGTTGATGCAATATCACAAAATAATGGAATTAAAAAAGACCAATTTATTCAATTTAATTTCAATTGGATAAGTGCAAAAGAAAACTTTGCAGGAGTAGACTATGCGTACGAGGCAGAGTCTATTAATTTTGATATAATAGCACAAGATCAATATGAACAAATAACTGCAACTATTCTAGAGTCACCAGATTTTGATTACATAGAATATTATGCGTCATATAAAGGTTCAATTATTGATTCTTTTATAAATGATATGAATTCTAATGGATATGACTATATTGTTTTACACAGTTTAATTGTTTCAGAATTTATTAATACATTTGGTTCTGAACCTTACTGGTTAGTAACAGATAATTTAGAAATATCCCAAACTGAAAATTTTGGTGATGCAAATGTATTTAGGCCTATTATTAAAAATGCCAATGCAATGGCATATCGTATCGACTATATTGCTAGGCTTTATAATAGAAATGATAATACTCAAATTTGGAAACGTTCTTCTTTAATATCTTATGATGTTACTAAATATGGAAGGAAGTTAGACTCTATAAAATTATTAGATAATCCTATACAAAATATAATTTATAACAAAAAAGTAGTTAAAGAAGTAACTATAAATAGAATAAGTGATAATATAGGAGTTAATACACAATTTGTTACAGTTCCTGTTTCAAATAATAATATAGTAGTTAATGCTAAAAATGTTGATACTCTCTCATCTAATTTGTTAAATGGTAATAGCTTATTTGATATTAACAATACTTATGCAGATGGATTAGCTAAAATAATAATAACCAACGTTGCTTCTTATTTAAAATTTACTATTTATGAATATGTTAATGGTAATTTACAAGGTTCCGATGTTTCAGCACTTGGTGATGCATATATTTCATTTTTGACTGATAAAGGAACTTATTTTGATATAATAGAATTTAAAGATCCTACGATAAATAAATCAAAAGGAGAACTTTTATTTAGAATTTCAGAAATCGATTCAAACAAAGTACTAACATTCGCTAATAGACAATTTAGTATTTATTTCAAAAATACAAAAAAAGAAAAAACTGTTAAGTGTCATGGTACATACTATAGTCAAAAGGAATGGACTTCTTTGTTAGAGTCAGAAACTTCAGAAAAATTAAAAAACAGTTTAGTACACGCTAATTCTGTTATAACAGATTTAACTACCCAAATAAACCAATTAAAAATAGATTTGGCTAACACTATAATTGAAAAAAATAAAATACTTAGCGATTATAATAATGAAAATATAGCAGATGGAACATTTATTGCACAATTGCAAAATCAAATTAAGTCAAATAGCACAACAATAAGCGATCAAGCAGCAAAAATAGCAGAATTAACTAAAAAATTATCGGATATTTCTAATTCCGCAAATGATATAATAATATCACCAACAAAACAAGTTATTCCTGTAACAAATCAAACAATTCCAACTGTCATAACAGTAAATACTAATACAAAATCTGGGGGTGGAGGATGTCCTACTCCAGATATGTTAATTCAAACAGACTCTAATGAATGGGTTCTTGCTGAATACTTAAGAGTTGGAGATAAAGTTTTAACTATACATGAAATAACAGAAAAACTAGATTTTTACGAAGTTTCTTATGTAAATAAATTAATTCAACCTATATTACAATTTACAATAGACGATAAAATTATTAAAGTATCTGAATCTCATAAATTTTTAACACCTAAAGGATTTATAGAAGCAATTGATTTAAATCCTGGTGATGAAATTCGTACGTTAAATGGCACTTCTAAAATTAAGTCTATAGATGCTATCGAAGATGGTGAAGTTATGAAAATAGAAATAAAGGATGCCCACACTTATATAGTAGATGGATTTATTTCGCACAATAAACAATTAGCAGATACTATAAACGAAGGTTCTTCTATAAGAAATACTAAAATGATAGAATAATATGATACTAGGAAACAGAAATGATCTTTTTAAAATAGAATTGCCTAAAATATTCCTACCTAAGGAAATTAAAGACAAATATTATGATTATGTTTTTAGAATGCCAGCAAACATTAGAGATGTTTCAGATCTTATTAATTATTCTATTCAAAGCGTAACAATTCCTAATTTTAACTATGAACCTATAGAACAAGTTCAACAAGGAGATGGTGTAAGAAAACATGGTACTACCAAACTTTACAGACAGTCGTTAAACAAAGAAATGTTATTAGATAGGAAGTTTACAATCACATTTCAATTGTTAGATGGAAATATTAATTATTGGATTTTATTAGATACTTTTTTTGCATATTATTCTTTTGAAGAATCGCTAAAATACATACCAGATATTTCTATTAAGATTTATAATGCTGAAGGATTGCACATGTATAGTGTTATTTTTAAAGATTGTTTGTTTACTTCTGTCGGAGAATACACGTTATCATATTCCGAAGTAACTCCTGAATTCAAAACATTTGATACCGAATTTAGATTTAACACTATGGATGTTGATTTTGCTAAACAATAAACAGAAGATATATAAATAAAAAAAATTAGAATGAAAACTTTTCATGAATATCTGGTAACAGAGTCTTTTACTAAAATGAATAATGGGTTATCTCATAAAGGAGAAGCTAGTTTCGTAATAGGTTATTTAAATGACTCTAAAGGATTTGCTTTACAATTTTTACCTGACTCAGAAACAAAAGAAAAATATACAACAGATGAATTGATAAAAATAATTAAACATTCTGTTTTTGATAACCTTCCTTATTTACAAAGAGATTTTTTCAAAGATGAGCCAAATGGTGATGCAGCAGGTATTATTTTTAGATTACAGCCATTCGACTTTGTAAATTACATTAAAAAAATAACAAAGTAAATGAAAAACTTGCAGTCATACGATGACTTTTTAAATGAAGCAGTAAAAATGTCTTCTTCGTATTTTTTAAACTTGTTAAATAATTTTGACACATATACTAAAATAACAAGTATAGGTGGTTGGAATTTAAATATGAGTTTGTTAGAAAAAGATCACGAGCTTGTTTGGCAAAAAGACAATTATAGTTTGTACACTTATTTATTTAGTGATAAAAAAGAAATTGTAGAATTTAAATTAATTTCTGATGATGATCCTAAACTAAATTTAAAAAGATTAGTAGGATTTGATACACTTCCACAAAAGTACACAGAAAATTACATGCTAGATATAGCAAACTATACAAAAAATGTAGAAAAATTTATCAAAAAATTAAATTCTATTTTATAATGAAAACTTTTAAAGAACATATCGCAGAAAAGGAAACTGTTACTAAATTAGAAACGGATTTGCTTTTAGAATCTCTTAAAACTGAATTAACTCCTAGTGAAGAAAAACAAGTGGATGAAGCTATTAAAAAATTTGTTAAAGAGTATTTAGATAAGGGTAAAACTTTAAATGATTTAAATGAAGATATTACAAATGAAGGATTTTTAGGTTCTATTTTAGGTGGATTGACAGGATATGCATTAGGAAGTTCTATCGGAAAGGTTATTGCAAATGTACTTGGCATAGAAAAGGGAGTAGTTTTTGATTTACTTACAAGTAAATTAGTAGGAGCGGCATTAGGTTCGGCTTTAGGAAAAAGAATTTAACAAAATGAAAAATATTAAATCGTCCGAAGAACTTTTATTTGAATCCTTAAACGATGATAGCTATTTAGTAAAAAATAAGAGTAAAATAATTTGTGGGATAGATTTTTCTATCAATAGTACAGCTGTTACTATTAAAAATGGCACAGATATAAGAATGTATTCATTTTCTCCTAATTATAATGGAAAGTTAAAAGCATTTACTATACATGAAAAAATTAAAGACATTGTTACAATAGTAGGATATTCTAAAATTGCAAAATGTGACGACTATACACAAGATCAGATAAACAAATTTAAAAATGCTCAAGCCTTAGCAGAAGCTATTCTTAATATAATTATACCGTTAATTGATTCAGAAGTAGAATTTAGAATAGAAGGTTATAGTTTTGGCTCCTCCGGAAATTCATTTATAGACCTAATAACATACAATTCATTTTTAAAATGTAAATTATGTAGTTTATATGGTACAGATAGTATTAAGGTAATTTCACCCAAGATAATAAAGAAATTATTTACCGGAAATGGAAATGCATCCAAATGTGACATGGTAAGAAAGTTTTCTACTTTAGATAATTCCCTGGCAAAATGGATAATCAAAAGTGAAATGATAAAAGAAGGAGAATTTAAGGTTCCCAAACCAATAGATGACATAGTAGACTCGTATGCAATTTCTTTTATAGAATTTTAAAGCAAACATCGCTGATTCCCATGCATCCTTGGTCAACCTTGATTAAATAATTAAGTAGCCTGCCTGACTATACTAACCTACCGAAAAACCTGAATGACTTTAGTTATATGCAAAAAAAGTTTAAAAAGTTTTAAGCTTTTTTATGAAAAATTAATAAAATATCTAAAATATTTTAAAAATAATTCAAAATAGTAGTAAATAAATAAAAATATGCAATAAATAAAACTTTTTATTGATTTGTATATATAATAAGTATAAGTTCGATGTAAGTTAATAATTAAAAAAAGTAAGTAACGTAAGTAAAAAGTAAGTAAATTATGAGTAAAGAATTAGACATTTTCAATTTAAGTGTAGAAGATTTAAAAGTTGAAGAAACAACAACATCTACAAAGACTGACTTCTACAAAACAGACCCTAAGAAAGGTAAAGATTCAGTTTACCGTTCAATTATTAGATTCATACCTAATATCAACAATCCAAAAAAATCTATTATTAAAAAATATACATACTGGTTGGAAAACAATTCAGGTGAAGGTTTTTATGTAGATTGTCCCTCTTCAATTAATGAAAAATCAATCATTCAAGATACATTTTGGAAACTTTATAAATCAGATTCAGCATTTGATAAAAAGCAAGCAGAAAGAATTAAACGTAAAGAATACTACTATTCTTATGTATTGATTCAAAAAGATGCTCAAAATCCAGAATTAGAAGGAACTGTACAAATTTTCCGTTATCCTAGAGCAATTAAAAAACTTATTGATGCTCAACTTCAACCAGAAGCTGAAGATCTTGAAATGGGTGCAACTCCTGTTAATGTTTTTGACTTGTTTGCAGGAAAAGATTTTTTTCTTAAAGTGGTTCTTAAAGGTGGTTTTTGGAACTATGATGAATGCAAATTTGCATCTAACCAAGATGCAATTTCAATCAAAGGAGTTAAAATGGAAAATACCTCTGAGTCACGCAAACAAATTCTTTCTATTTACGAAGGTCTAAATGACATCGCAGATAATGAATTTAAACCATGGACAGATGATATAAGAAATAAAGTTAATGACTTTTTAGTTGAATTAACAGGTACTCCTAGTAGTGCTATTTCAAATGTTTCAAGTCAACCAAAACCTGCTGTTTCTCGACAACAAGCAGAAACTAAACCAAAAGCTTCCACTCCCGTAGAAATATCTACATATGAAGAACTTCCTGAGATAACAACAGCTCAAGATGAAGATGAAGAAGTTAAAAAATGGTTAGCAGAATTTGGAGTAAATTAATAACAAACAATCTTACTTATATTGAACTTTAAGAGCATAAAATGAACTTTTATGCTCTTTTTTCATATAATACACTATGATTACTCCAACTCAAATAGAATTTATAAAATCAAAAATACAGTTAGTACTTGATGCAAGGTTTGATATTGCTCCTAAAAAGAAAATACACGAACATAGGGATAGATTAACTTTTGCATGTCCTTATTGTGGTGACTCTAATGATGATGCTAATAAAAAACGAGGTAATTTATTTTTTAAAAATTTAATGTATCATTGTTTTAATGCAGGATGTTACCATCATACAAATTTAGTAGAATTTTTAAAGGACTACAATCAATCAATTTCAAATTTAAATGATTTGAATTTGTTTTTAGATTACATAAATGATAATAAATATAACAAATATGTAGTTTCACAAGTAACAGAAAGTGAAATTTTTGGTAAATTCAAAACATACGGAATTCCTAGAGATGTTGTAAAACAAAAACTAAAATTAAAAGAAATTTCAGAATGTGTTAAAATGCAAAAATATCTTAAAGGAAGACTTTTAGGCAATAGATTTTTGGAATTTATGTCTAATCAAGATGAAGATGTTTTGTATATTTTTAATTATTTGACAAAAGATATTGTTATAGGATGGCAAGTAAGAAATTTCAATGAATTAAAAAATAAAAACAAATACCAAAGTTTTAGTATAGAAAAAATTAATGATATTGTATTGAAAAGACCAATACATGAAGATAATGAAATCATTATGAAAATGAACACTTTTAGTATTTATTTTGGCATAATGCAAGCAGATTTTTCCACAGAATTAACTATATTAGAAGGTCCTATCGATGCTATGTTTATAAAAAATTCTATAGCAACTTGTGGAATTGACAAGTCGATTGAAATATTTGAAGACATGGAAAATGTACGATATTTATTAGATAATGATAAAGTTGGAATAAATAAAACAATAGAACTTTTAAAAGAACGAAAAAAAGTATTTATGTGGAAAAAACTTATCAAAGATTTTAGCATAAATGAAACAATAAAAGATGTCAATGACTTAATAAAGTATTGTTGGTTTAATAAATCTGATGCAATAAAACACATTAATGAATACTTTACTAACAACCCATTAGATATTTTCTATGTATAAAATAAGTGAATGTAAAATGCAAGAAGAAATAGACAATTTCTTTATAGAACATGATAAATCATTAAAAGAAAAAACAAAATTGTTAATTGATTTTCAAGAAGAATCAATAGAAACAAACTCAATAATTACTTTTAACAAAATGGAAATTATACCTAAGTTAAAAACAATTCCAAAAGAAAATAAAATTATTGTAAGAACAGAAGTAGTTAATTTTAAGAAAACCAACAAACACAACTTATTTTAATGACCGAAAATGAAAATCCTCAATTAACAGAAGAGGAAAAACTAGTTTTGCTAGAACAAAAATTTGAAAAGGAACGTGAGCAATATACTGGAAAAATAGGATTACTTATGCCTATGCTTCGAAACATGGATACTATAACAGAAGCCCAAGTATATAGCCTTTCGTATAGACAAATTTTAGTTGATTTGATTTACAAATATCGTGCTATTTTAACTAAGCATAAAAATAATGACAAAAATTTCAAAAAACTTAGAATAGAATTTTACAAAAGAAATTATGACCTTAGACTAGATTCTAAAGAAATGTCGGAATACATAGCATCTGATATGGCTATGCGTGTTAGAAAATATGAACTTATAGAAAACCAAATAAACTTTTTGGTAAGTTCTGTTGACACACTTGATAAATTAGGTTGGGCTATTCGCGCAAGAATCGATATACACAATTCTAATATTTGATGCCTGTAGTCAAGATATATAATTTAAACTATTATAATGCAATGGAAATTAAGTGATGACAATAAGGTACTAATTTTATTATCAGCTACTGAATTAGAAATAGACCAACTTAAATTAACTTTTGAAAAAGAGTCACCTAATGCTAAATGGGACCCTAGGGTTAAAAAAGGATATTGGACTGGTAAGATAAATTATTTTAAAGCAAATAAATATCTTCCGGCAGGTTTGTGGTATGAAGTTGTTGAAATGGCTAAAGAATATAATTTTGAATTAAAAATAAGCGGAATTGAAAACAAATTTGATTTTGACATTGATAAAGAAGAATTTTTAAATTGGGTAAATGAAAAATGGGCAAACTCGTCTATGAAGCCCAGGGATTATCAAATTGAATCAGCTTTTAATATTATTAAATATAAATGCTCGCTATCTGAAATAGCCACATCTGCTGGTAAAACTCTTATAATTTACATGATTTTAGCTTATCTTCTCGAACAAGGGAAAAGCAAAAAAATTCTTGTGATTGTACCTTCTGTTGACCTGGTAATTCAATCATCTGAAGACTTTTATCAATACAATGTAGATTCTGTTAAATTTCCTATTGATATTCAACAAATATTTGCTGGTTCTGTTATTAGGGCTAAATCAAATATAGTTGTAGGTACATTCCAATCATTAGTTAAAAAAGACAAATCATACTATGACGACTTTGATATGGTTGTAGTAGATGAGTCTCATAGGATTTCTTCCAATTCTATTAAAAGGGTACTTGAAAAATGTACAAATGCTGATAGAATTTTTGGTTTAACTGGCACAATTCCTAAAAAAGGAACTCTTGATAGGTTAACCCTTTGTGCATACACAGGACCAATTATTACTTCTATTAGAGCAGATTTCTTAATGGAACAAGGTTATATTACTAAATGTGAAGTAATTGCTATTGAAATGAACTATGTAGAAAATGAAATACGAAGTAGCTTTGCTAACTTGTTTGCCCGTTCTTCCGAAGACCGTAAAAAATTACTTTCTCTTGAACAGAATTTTGCCATAAATTCAGAAATTCGTTTAGAATTTATTACTGACATGATCCTAAAAAATCATAAAAATGCCCTTGTACTTTTCCATAGAATCGACTATGGTACCAAACTTTATAATATGCTTAGACAAAAAAGTAATAGAAAAGTACTTTATATCGATGGTGGTATTGACAAAGACAGAAGGTCTCTTTATAAAGAAAATTTGGAAGATGAAGAAGAGGTTATAATGGTAGCTTCTTTTGGTACATTTTCAACAGGGTTGAACGTACGAAACATACATGTTATTTATTTAACAGAATCATTTAAATCTGAAGTAGTTATTAGGCAATCTATTGGTAGGGGTTTACGTAAGCATATTGCTAAAACAAAACTTCTTATTATAGATTTTATAGATGACTTTACGACAAGTAAATTTAAAAATTATCTTTATAAACACGGTAAAGCTAGACAAGAAATTTATGAAGAACAAAATTTCCCTTACTCTGTAAAAAACGTTGATTTACTAAAGATATATAAAATAAAAGAAAACCAATGAAAAATTTGCAATCATTTGACGAGTTTTTAAATGAAGGAGCTAGGCCTATTTATGATATAGCAGCTAAAATTTACGGGGAAAAGGTTTATATACAGCAAAATACTCTTTGGATTGCACATAATCCAGGAAGTGGTTTTACTACTCAAATAAAAGGTGACCCGGATAAATTTAAAGGATATTTTACAAATAAAATGGAAGATGAACACTACGATGGAATTGTAAGTAAGATAAAGGCTTGGGCAGATACTAACAAGTTTTATGTTAGTAAAAAAGGCAAAACTTCTTTATATAAAATACCTTGTTATTGGGGATATAAAAATCCTAGTGATCTTTCTATTTGGGGTGGTGAAATACAACCTGACTATTTTCTTTTTATGTTAGTACAAACAATGGGTACTGGTGATACAATTATTGGATTTTTCAAAACACAAAGAGAAGCTAATGCTTTTTTGGGGTAAATAATTTATAAAATGGCAGAGATACAAACATTACAAGACCTTTATCGAAAAGAAGGACTAAAATTTATGCAAGAACTTTTCAATAGTTATGTAATAATTAGTGAAAAGATTAATGCAACACGTTTTTGTTTTTGCAAAGAAGACAGTGGCAATTTTACATTTTATAAAAAAGATGGTAAAATAACACAAATAGAAAGAACTTTAAACAAATTATTTGAAGAACCAATTAATTATATAGAATCTTTACCAAAATCTGTTAAAGATAAATTATTAGTAGGATATGTATATGGTTTTAGATACTTTCATAATAATGCACCTATATTTGTTAATTATGATAAGATTCCTTTAAATGGCCTTATTTTAACAGATATTAAAAACAAACAAGGTAAAATTATTGATGATCTGCATGTGTTAAATATGGTTTCTGACCTTTTAGTTGTTGAAAAACCACCAATTATTTGGAGTGGAAAATTAAACGACTCACAAAAAACAAGAATACTTGATTATGTTAAAACAACAGAAGCAGACACTAAAATCAAATACAATTCCACATCGTTTACACATTTTATTATTTCTGTTTTAAATCCATCTAAAAAATCAACAACCTTGAATTTAGATATTAATAAGCCTATTGATTCTATTATTTTTAAATTTATAAATGATGAAACGAAATCTATAATACATGCAAAGTTAGTTGACCCTATAATGTTAGACATAAAAAATTCTTATGAAGGTGATAAGGAAATTAAAGACATGTTTGGTATAATACTTTCGGATATTGTAGAATTTATTAATATTAATGGAATAGACAAATACTCTATATCAAAATTATTAAATGAAGACCGTTATTTAGAATTAGTTTTTAAAATATACAATGACTATATTAGGAGAAACGGATACAAATTTGAAGGTATAAATCTTGAAACTCCTAGTTTTTCTAACTTACCTCAATTTGATTTGAATTTAGATTTAATAACAAATGACAAAACAAGAGAAAATATAGCAAAATCAGATATTAACAAAAAGATTTTTAAAATAATTGTATCAACTTTTGTTAAAAATAGGTACAAAGCAACAGGAACAATTACTCCTTCTTTAATTGAAAATATAAAAGAAATAAAATCGAAAATAGAAAACAGAATACGGTCAATTGACTCTATAAAAAATGAAGGTGTTTTTATTTTAACTTTTGAAGAATACTTAAATTCATAAAATAAAAAATATACAATGGAAGAATTAACAGAACGTTATCAAATAAAACGTCGATATGGTCAATATGAAGCAAAACATGTAAATGCTAATGCCCCTGTACGTGATAGTATTGTAAAATTCGTTAGTGATAAATCAGTAACAGAAAAGGAAATTAAAGATTTTTTATCAATGTTAGCAGAAGATAGAGGAAAATCTATTAATGTTTCTGCTTGGTTTAAAAATAATAACAAATATTTTCAATCTACTACTGAAGGATCTTTAACACTTTCTAAATATGGAAAACGTGTTTTAGAATATGTTTTAGAACAAGATAAAAACAAAAAACTTAATGAAGGTAAAGAACTCACGGATAAAGAAATTTCAGAAGCATTTAACTTTTTGTTAAAATCAAACAATCAAGCAGCGATTGCTATTGCAAAGGTTGTTAAACAACAAATGGAAGTAATAGGTTATACTAACATGTTAGAACTTTTAAAGCTTATTCATGATGATTTGTACAAAAATGGTTCAACAGCATTAAACACTTATTTAAAATAAACAAAATTTAATGAAAAATTTTCCAGATTATAATGATTTTTTAAACGAGACTTTAGTTTTTGACGAGGTTTCTAAAATACAAATATTTAATTCAGATGAACTTTTGTCACCTAATGAATTTTTTGCTAAGGTTAAAAAATCAATAGAAGCATCTAGAGCAGTTAATGGATCATCGAATTTTGGTAAAGGAATACAAGCTGTTAAATTTTTAAAAGATAATTTACCAGTACCGCTCGAAATACAAGTATATAGAAGCAAATGGAATTACGGTGGTAATTTATGTTTAAATATTGGAGTTAAAGGAATGGGAAAATCTCCATTTTATTATCATTCAGGAAATTCAACAGAAACACAATCTTATTCATTCGGCAAATACTTTGATGGATTAGTAGTTGATGGATTTAAAGAGCCTATACAAAGTATGGTAAGATATGGTTCATACAAATCAATAAGTCATCATGATGAAATGCTACAAGACATTGTGAACGTTTTTAAAGCGTATGAATCTAAATTTGGTAAACCTTTTAGTGTAGCAACAGCAATGAAATTGGAAAAAGAATCTGAAAAAATAAAAACCGTGTTTAAATCTACTGAATCTAAGATCAACCCATTATATAATGAGTTGTCTTCTGTTGCTAATAAATTAGGAATTTCGGTAGGTTATCCCTTTTTAAGTGAAAAAAATAGAGAAATACGATTTAAAATTAATGAACCTAGGATGTATAGGCATCCAGATGAATATGGGGAACGTGCAGAAAAAGCTTTATCTTCAAAAGAATATACAAATTTTGAAAAATTAGTTAATAAGATACATGATATTTTAGAAAAAACAGGAAAACAAATAGGATATTCAGTAGATGTTTCAGCAAGCTGGAATTAAGCTAGAATTAAAATAATACAAAAATATATGGCAAGCACATCACAAACACAACAAAGACTAATGGGTCAAGCTTATGCAGTAAGACAATTTATGGACTCTAATGGAAAAAAAGGTTTAAATCCAGAAGAAATAGACTCTAAATATAGAGAAAAAATAGAAGATCTTGCTAAAAATATGTCTAAACAAGATTTAAAGGATTTTGCAACTAAGTTAGAAGAAAATTCACCAATAGCAACATTGGGTTCTGTTAATGGTATGGGTTTTGTTTCTTTACCTGGAGCTGATGGAAAAATTGGAAGTGGAGATATTCCATTAAATTTAAACAAAACGAAAAAGGTATTTAAACGATTTAAAGAATTCACTCTTGCATTACAAGAGTCTTCTAACCAAGCTTTTGATAATGTTTATGGATCATCTTTGTATAAATTTAGTAATGAATACAAATCTATTTATAACAGAATTTATAATATTGTATCTTCTGTTCTTGGTAGTGACTTAGCAGGAACCTTGAATAGTAAAAATTCTTTTACATTATTTACTAATTTAGCTAATCAAAAAGTAAATATTAAAGTCATTATAGATACAACAATATATGTTGATATAAATTATGGTAAAGCTACTTCATTTAATACAATAAAGGACATAGAAACTCAATTAAACAGAACTTTTAAAAATATAGAAATAAATTATTGATATTATTTTTTACATCATCATCAAAACCATATGCAGAAGTAGGAACAACCAAGTATTTTGAACATGTCCAAACGAGTAGATATTTATTTGGGCTAAACTTGTAGAAGTGGTTACTTTTAACGAACCAGAAATTATAATAGAAAAGTATGGTAAAACTTTAAATGGTTATGTGTATAAATAAACATTATTAACAAATAAAAAGAGTGCAATAATATTGTGCTCTTTTGTCGTTTTTACTAAAAACTTATTTGCTTTCAAGCATAAAATATCTAAAGACATTAAAATTTAAATTATGAAATTTACTAAAGTTAGAAATGTTAAAACAATAGAAAGAGGAACTTCGAAGTCGGCAGGTGTTGATTTTTATGTTCCTTTTTTTGATGAAAAATTTGTAAAGGATTTGTTAGAAAAAAATCCTAGTTTATTGCATATTACTGATGAGTCAGATGCACCTCCAATATTTTATTCTTCTCATATTAAAGGAAATTCTATTATATTATTTCCACATGATAGGATTCTTATTCCGTCGGGAGTTCATGTTAATTTTACAGAAGAAGCAGATAACTTTAGGGAAAGAGTTGGTTGTTTGGAATATGGACTTTCTCTTAATGCAAATAACAAATCAGGAGTTGGCTCTAAAAAAGGATTATCTGTCCTGGCTTGCGTGATCGATGAAGACTACGAAGGAGAAATTCACATTAATCTTGTTAATACAGGCAATATGCCTGTAGCAATTAATGAAGGAGAAAAAATTATCCAATTTCTTTTACAACCTGTTTTTTATGCAAACATAGTCGAAGAACCTATTTTAGCAAATTTGTATATAAACAATGTATCGGAACGTAAAGATGGTGGATTTGGACATACTGATAAAAAATAAGAATTATGATATTAGATATTGAACATGTTTTTGACAACGTACATATTTCTTATTTTGATAAGAATGGTAGTGTTAAAATGAAGCATTATAAGCTTAAAGACTATCCTAATTGGACAACTTGCTCAGTCCATGACAAAGAAAAATCTGACAAATTTACAAATTGGGACGGAAAACCTGTTAAAATTGTAAAAGAAAAAAGACTTAACAAATGGTCTTTATTAGAATTTGTGCACAACTTACCTAAAGAAGATAAAGAAGAAATAGAAGCTCTTTATTTTCCTAAAATACAATCTATTGATATTGAAACTGAAGTTATCGATGGATTCCCTATTCCAGAAATAGCAAAAGAACGAATAACTGCAATGGCTATTTCAACAGAAAATAATTCTACTTTAGTATTAGGTTGGAAGCCTCTTTCACAAGAACAACAAAAAATAATTTTCGACCAACATAGAGAATATTTAAAATCATTTGGCGATTGGAACTTCAAATACATTTGTTTTGATAACGAATATGATATGATAAAATTCTTTGTGTACAATTTGCTTCCTAAATTCTCTTTGGTTACAGGTTGGAATGTTGTTGAATTTGACTGGAAATACATTTTTAATAGATGTAGAATTTTAGGTATTGAAGTTTCATTAGCATCCCCAACAAGAAGTTTATCAAAAGATTCTTTTCCATTACATATAGGTCTTTTAGATTACATGTTACTATATAAACGTTGGGACAGATCAATTCAAATAAAAGAAAGCAACAAACTTGATTGGGTTTCAAATGCAGTGCTTGGAGTAACTAAACTTCATTATAATGGAACTCTTCAAGATTTATACGAATACAATTACGAAAAATATATACTATACAATGCTATTGACTCGGCTTTAGTTATTCTATTACATAGAAAATTAAAGACATTGAATAATATCCTTTCAGTGTCAGCATTGTGTAATGTTCCTATCAATAAGTCATCGTCACCAGTTGCTTTAACTGAATCGCTTTTGTGGAAAGGATTTTATGATAGAGGGAAAGTCATTGCTGATAAAAAAATGGAAGTTGAAAAAAGGGAATATGAAGGAGCTTATGTTAAAGAACCTACCCCAGGTATGTACAGGGCTGTTGCATGTTTTGACTTTGCATCACTTTACCCCTCAATTATGCGTCAATTCAATATTTCACCAGAGTCATTTATTAAAAAAACAACATCCCAGCAAGTTCTTGAAAACTATAAAAATGATAAGAACTTTATAGTTGCTGTAACTGGTGCAATTTATGATAAAACAAAAGAATCAGTTTTAAAAGAAATTTTAGATGACCTTTATTCTAAACGAAGATTATATAAAGACAAATACTTATTGATAGAGAAGAAAATATCAGAGATTAAAAAAATAAAATAAGTATGCAAAAAGGTAAGAAATTTTTGTCAGATTTGAAATTATATTCTGACTATTTTAAATGGAATGAATCGCTAGGGCGATATGAAAATTGGGAAGAAGCGTGTGAAAATATTATGGATTCACACTATCGAAAATATGGGTTAGGTATTAAAGAATATGCTGATTCTGCATTGGTAAGTATGAAAGATAAAAATGTGCTTGCTTCTCAAAGAACTTTACAATATAGGGGAAATCAATTAGAACAACATAATTCAAGGTTATATAATTGTACTTCAACTTATATGGCTCGTAACAAAGTTTTTCAAGAAATTTTTTATTTGATGTTATCTGGTTGTGGGGTTGGTGTAGGACTTTTAAAACCTTTCGTCGCCAATCTTTCAAAAATACAAAAAAGGACATTAGGTACAAAAACTTTTATCATTCCTGATACAATTGAAGGATGGGCTGATGCATTAGGTGTTTTGATGTCATCGTATTTTGTAGACAATCAGCCTTTTCCTGAATATGCTGGATATGAAATTAAATTTGACTATTCGCTTATTCGTCAAAAAGGAGCTTATATTTCAGGTGGCTTTAAAGCACCAGGTTCTGAAGGTTTAAGAAATTCAATTAATAAAATTGAAGAACTTATTAACAATTGGATTTTAACAGAAGGTAATGCAATCAGGCCTATTTTAGCTTTTGACATCCTTTGCCATATTTCTAATGCAGTCTTATCGGGAGGCGTACGACGTTGTTTGCCGGAATATTATGAAGTTCAATTAGCTGATGGTTCTTGGAAACAAATTAAAGATTGTAAAATAGGTGACATGGTACTATTCGAAGGAAAATCATATCCGATTAATAATGTATTTGACCAAGGAATTCAATCTTTAGTTAAAATTAATACAACCGAAGGCTTTCATGTTTCTACAATAAATCATAGATGGTTGGTAAAAAATGTAACAACAAATAAAATAGAATGGAGGACTCCTACTGAAATTTTAGGAAATGAATCTAATTTTAAATTTTTAATAAAAAAAGAAAATCTATGACAACTATTACATATTTTAGTACAGTTAAAGAAGCTTGTACATTTATTAATAATTATAATGGTGAATTAATTTTAAAAAATTTTAAAATTTATGATTCTAACAAAAATTTAATTGCTGAATTAGTAAATAAAGCTTTAGACTAATGAGGTTTAAGGATGATGTTAGATATATAAAATAAACACCATCTATGAAAACTGCATTAACATCTACTAAATATAACATTTGTTTAGAAAAACCTATTAAAAATACAAAAAAAGGACCTAATACATATTATTACGTTATAAAATGTGCTAATATAGAATGTAACAATACAATTAATGTTAAGCCCTCTGTTTGGGAAAGTGTTTTGTCAAGCAATAATCCTAGAATTTTTTCATGTTCAATGAATTGTAAAAAGTCTAATTTTGTTAAAAATTTGTTAATTCAAAAGACTATAGAAACAACTGGGTTTTCAAATCCATATCAAAACCCATTAGTAAAAAATAAAATAAAACAAACAAATTTAAAAAAGTACGGTGTCGAAAATCCATTTCAATCCGACATAATAAAAACAAAAATTAAACAAACTAATTTAGCTAAATATGGTTGTGAAAATCCTCAACAAAATAAAGATATATCAAATAAAACAAAAAATACTAGGATAGAAAAATATTCTAATAATCTACAAGGTTGGGCTGTAAAAAGCACGATGATTAAAACTAATTTAGAAAAATTTGGAAATCCTCAGTTTTTTGGATCTTCTCAAGGAAAAATGTCTAAACAAAATTTTATTAATTTGTATGGTGAACTAGAAGGATTATCTAAATATGAAAAGTGGAGGACTTCAAGTAAACAAAGTTTAGAAAAATTTATAAAACTATATGGTATTAAAGATGGCAATATACGATATGAAAACTGGGTTAGAAATTCAAGACAAAACTTAGAAAATTTTATTAAACGATATGGTAAAATAGAAGGAACTGAAAAATATGAAATTTTTACAAAACTAAGATTGTCTAATTTACTAAAAAATGGTAAAAATTCTAAGCTAAATGATTTTTTTGAAAGCTTGTTATTAGAAATCATTCCACAAACAGATTATATTAGAGAATTTGCATTAACTAATAAAACAAGAGCAGGTTTTTATTTTTATGATTTTTGTTTATTTGATAAAATTTTAATAGAAGTTAATGGAGACTATTGGCATTGTAATCCTATTAAATATAATACAGGTGAATATGTTAATTATATTGGTAGAAAACATCCTGTTTTAGTAGATGATATTTGGAAAAAAGATGAGCTAAAAAAACGTAATGCAGAAAATGAAGGTTATTTATTTTTTACATTTTGGGAAAATGATATTTTAAATAATACTGAAAAAATAAAAAACAAAATAAAACAAATTATAAATGAAAAATAATAATGAATTTGATTTAGATATAGATATTAATAATTACATAGAAGCTGATATATTATCTATTACCGATTGGCAAGAAGAACAAACTTTTGATATTGAAGTAGAAAATGTTCATTGTTTCTATGCAAGGGAACGAGTTGGAAATATAGAAGGAATTTCTCACAATTCAGCAATGAATATGATTGTTGATCCTTATGATGATGAAATGATTAATGCAAAAATTGGAAATTGGTTTAATACACACCCTCATCGTGCTCGAAGTAATAATTCGATTATTCTTTTACGTGATTTAACAACAAAAGAAAGATTTACAGAAATTGTTAAAATGAATGATGGTATGTCAGACATTGGATTTGTATTTGCTAATTCATGGTTTGATATGTTTAATCCTTGTTTTGAAATTTCTAAAATTCCAATGCTTTATCATGGTGACTTACAAAAAATTGAATATGATGAAATAGAAGACTTTGTTAAAGATCATATTGATCTTTTAGGAGTGCAAGGCTGTAACTTAACAGAAATTAATGCTGAAAAATGTACCACTAAAGAAAAGTTTTTAAAATCATGTAAAGATGCATCAATTTTAGGTACATTTCAAGCAGGTTGGACTAATTTCCCTTATTTAGGAAAAGTAACGGAGGAAATTTTTAAAAGAGAAGCTCTTTTAGGTGTATCTATAACTGGCTGGATGAACAATCCTAAATTATTTAATCCTCAATTACTTAATGAAGGTGCAGAATTAGTTAAATCAACTAATAGAGAAGTAGCTAAACTAATTGGAATAAATCCAGCAGCAAGAACAACTTGTGTTAAACCTTCTGGCAATGCTTGCACTGCATTTGATACGAAAATTAAAACTAATATGGGTGATATGACTTTAAATGAAATTTTTAACGTGGCATTAGTTAAAGACATAAATCCAAATGAATTAGTAGGCAAAACTTTCGCAACACCATACATACCAATTTCCGTTTATAATGAAAATAATGAACTAGAACCAATTACGCATATTTATGTTAACGGGTATTCCGAAGTTTATGAAATTGAATTTGAAGATGGAAATACTTATAAATTCACGGAAAGCCATAAATTAAAAACAACAAATGGCTGGAAACGAATGGACGAATTAACAGAAGATGATGAAATAATTTCATTTTAATATGATTAAACGAACTTAAATTAAAGTACAAAAACTATTTAAAAAAGGAAAATAAAAATACAAAATGAAAATAAAAAAAATAGTTAAATCACAAGAAGTTATTATGACTGGTGATTTAGAAGTAGGTAACTCACATTCATATCAATTATCAAATGGCGTAGTTTCACACAATTCGGTAATTCTTGGTACATCATCTGGAATTCACGCAGAACATGCAACAAGATATTTTCGTATTATGC